TTTTTCCAAATCCTGCTTTTGTCCTTTCTGTTTGTGCCTGCACAAATATTTTATAGCGTTTCCTTCTGCGAAAGGCAAATTATTTTTGTTTATAAATTCTGAAGGTTGAATCTTCATCGATTGATAATGAGATCCTCCTACTTGTTTTTTATATACGTTACTCATTTTCTTCTTCTCCATTAATCTCTCTTTCCATTCTCATTATAAATCTATAAAATTCTTCTTCGCTCATAGTACACCTCTTAATGCTTCATGACTTAGTAAAGGAAAAGTATTTTTATGTGTGGAATTAAAGATATATAACTCTTCTTCTGCCCTGGATACACCAACATAACAAACTCTAATTTCTTCATCTTCTAATCTTATTATTCCACTATTATAACTCTTCAAACTACCGGGTCCCCAATCACTTGATAAGATAACTTTTTTTCTTTCCATTCCTTTTATGGAATGAATAGTGGATACAATTATATCGGCTTTACTTAAAGTAGGATCATTGTCCCAACACATTTTTAAATAATTATTAAAGTCACCATCATCTCTAAATAAACCATGTGGTTTTTTTTCCGAAGCTTTTCGGGTTGTGGAAAAAAGAAATACTTCATGCCATGGTTTATTAATATCAGCTAATACATAATATTTTTCTTTTAAATCAGAAAAAGAATAACTATTGGTTTTATCTTTAAATTCTTCGGGGCATGTATCTAATTTTGTGAGGGCTCCTTTTTTTCCGTGCTGAACTAAACCTGGGTTTAGATCTTCAATAAGACGCATAATACGTTGGCCTGAAGTTAGATCTCCATCTGTCGTAATGGCTTGACCTTTTTTTAATGTATCCCAGCTATCAATAACTGCTCTAGGTCTTTCTGGAAAACTCGATATTAAAGCCTTTTTATCCTCCGCTCTCCGAGATTTTTCTTTCCAGATAATGGCTCTGTCTTTTAAATATCGGATATATCCATGACAATTTTTCCATGTTCTAGCGCACATTATTAAATTAGAATCTATATCTATTATAGGGTCAAACTCCCCTGTATCGTGAAGAAAGTCTACTTTTCCTTCATAAGATTTTTTACAATCGTACTCATTTCCTAATCGATGGGTGATTTGATGACTAATGTGCTTAGCCAGTTTATATACTTTCTGAGGTAAGCGGTGAGTAGTAGGCAATATTTTTACATGTGCTTTTGGACAAGGCCATTTTTGAAATATTTTTACATCAGAACCTTTCCAACCATATATAGCTTGGTCATCATCTCCGACTAAATACATTTCTTCTGCTGTTCTACCAAGTTTTGAAATTACTCTCCACTCTAACCAAGATAAATCTTGTACTTCATCAACCATCACTACTTTGTAATCATCAAATATAATATTAGGGGCCAAAGCTTTTTCTAACATGTCTTCAAAATCAATTACATTATTTTGAGTTTTAAAATTAACTAGTTGTTGGTAACAATAGCTTATTTCTGATCTTGTTAGCTTGGAGTATTGAGTATTAGGGTGAGTATCACTAAATTCTAATATTTCTTTTATGTCTGATTCTGTGGTCTTGTTTTTTCTATGATAATAATACGAAGGTTTGAGAGATCTTGCTAACGCATCATGTCTTGCGTTTCCAATTAAATTAAATATTAAGCCAAGTTTTTTGTCTTCGGCTTCAGACCATCCCACTGCGTCTGCTTCACTTGTTCTATCAAAAACAGAGTCGTCTAGCATAACCCAATTATCTGGATCGGTTCTTATTTTATCTTTAAATTCTTTTTTTACTTTTTGAGAAAAAACATCATAATGATCAATATTGTCCTTGCAATATTTATGAATTGTTTTTATACTTTCGGCTTGCTTTTCAGAAAAGTTTAGTTCTTTTTGTGCTCGCAAACGTAAATTATCAACTGTGGCATTTGCAAAACCTATCATTAAAACGTCCTTGGGTTGTAAGCCTTTATTAAAATAATCCTTTAAAAGATTTAAAATCTTAGTTGTTTTACCACATCCTGGTCCCCCTAATATCTTGAATCTTTGTTGGTAAAATTTATCCATTAATACGGAGCCTCACTTTCTTGGCCAAAATCTATATCCTCATGTTCAACTTCTTCTTTCTTAAATTCAGTAGAGTCTAAAACATACACCCATTTTTTTATGTCTCCATCTATATGTAACTTTTCTCTAGCTAAGCCGTTTGCTTTCTTAAGCATGGTGTGTGTATCATTTTCACTTATTTCCCAATTATTCGTTTTCAGGAATTTAAAAAATGGATCAAACATAAACTTAACCTTAACCGATTCACCGTCTTCTTCGTGAAAAGGTCTTCCAAATAATATCTGTTTTTTATTTTTTGTTTGGCGTAAATTAAAGCAATAAGTTTCTAAAGAATTTTTTAATCTTATCTTTGGCTGGCTCTCTTCTGGAGCATCCATTGGGGTTGCTCTCTGCTGTAAGGCTCTAATTTGTTCGTCCCAAGTCTTTGTCTTTTTTGGAGTGTTCTTGACTTGATCAGTGGCTGCTTCTCTTGCAAGAGTTTGATTAACTAATTCTTTTGAACTAAGACCTACTTCTTCACCATTAAAGCCAAGAAACCATCTTGTAGGAGTGGATTTAATATAAGACAAAGGACCTAGAACTGATTCTCCAGTAGCATCCCCTCCAACTCCAAATTTTCTTTGAATGCATTCTTCTCTATTACAATGCGGTTTTAACCAATCTTTATCACACCTATATGGATAATCTTTTTTATTTCTAGAACTAATTATTCCTTTCACTTCATTATAACCCATCCCTTTTCCAATAGGTTCAAAAAATTTTTCATTATATTTAGCTACCCTATCTTCCCACTCGTCTGGGTATCTTAATTTAATATAACGTGTCATATCTACAAGAGTTTCATTACGTTGGGATTTTTCTACCCCAAATTTTGCTAATGCTTGCATACAAGGAGGGCCATCTTTAAACCAATCTCCTACTTCTCCTTCATCGATATTAGATTTTAATTTTTTTAATTCTGCTGGTGTGGATTTATTTTTTTCATAATATTCAAAAAATTCATCTAGTGTTGCTGGGCTTCCGTCTTCCTTAATCATATATCTTTCTGTTTTTTCGGCGTTGTGATAAGGAAGATTTATCCAACTACCGGCCGAACCCTTATCCAGGTTCAGATATTTTTGAACCGGGAATATTTTATCAGGCTTTTCTACTGCAAATATGTTTTTAATATTATGCAGTTTTTCTCTCATGAGTAATGCTGGGACAGAAACGGTCATAAATAAATAGAGATGAATCCCTCCACTTTTTGATCTGAAAGGAATTAGTTTTGCATTCAGGCTGTTTAATTTTTTAAATAATTCTTTTACATCTGGTCTATAGTTATCTAAATCTATAGCACCCCAATTACATTTACTTTCTTTATTAATTGGACAAAGACCTAGACTATCAGCATACATAGATCCTTTATTAGTTTTTACTTGAAATTTTTTTCCTTCGAGATGCGCCTTCCACATATCTTCTGTGTGCGCGTAATGTGAGGTAAAAGATGACCCAGATTTTTTACTACTACCATTCTCATAATTAGCTAAATGGTAGCCAAATCTTTCATCTAAACCTTTAAATACTTCTTTAAATTTTTTTACATTCATAATTTATATTTTAAACGGGCGCCCCCACTCTCGCTTCAGCGCCCGCCTCCTAGGATTTGGTTAATATGGTGAATCGGTCTTTGATTCGTCAGATCCGTGTTTTACTTTCACTTGACCCTTGCTATTTTTTTCAGCAAACGTTTTAGCAATCGCATAAACACCTTTATCTGTAACCGGACCAACCTTAGATACATCCCATCCAAACCATGTTCCTTTGTCATTCGACATTTGAACGGTTTTTAGATTATAAATGTGGCTATATGTTGGTGGTGTGAATAAGCCATTTTTTCCTTGTAGCTTCAGACCCATCATGATTGAATTCCATTTACGACTAATCTTTAATTGAGTAGCCTTCATAGATATCAATGCTGTTGATGGACTTTTACCCATAAGAATCACAAAGTGATTTGCAGTGTTTTCCAGATAATTACCATTAGGTAATCTATCCTTCCAAGCTTTATCACGTGTAGTTGTACTCACGATATCACTATCTGCACTATGGATTGCTACAGGAGCATTTCCAGATTGACCTCTGTCTTGCCATTCGACATACTGTCTTTCATAATGGACAGGTATAACATTTATACCTTTAGCTCCATCATAAAGCTCTTTGGTCACGCTGTTTACAATCATTCCAGGTTCTGCACCATTAATAAACTTGGCATTTTGTTTATTAATTTCTGGAGATAATTGTCCTAAAACTTTCAGAAATGGTAATGCAAGATCTTCTTGCGTCATATTCTGAGAGCCCGCATTTGCATCAGCTTCGAATGAATTCGTAGACAATGCACCTGCTTCTTC